AATTGGTGCTGATCTTGTAAATCAGGCTTTAATAAATTTAACGAATGAAGGAGGTAAATTCTTTGGTGGTGCTACAAAACAGGCTGATACTCTTAATGGACAAGTTTCAACTTTAGTTGACAATGTTGAAAAACTTGCTGTTGTTATAGGTGAAACTCTAACACCAGCTTTAAAAACTGCCTTAACAGAGGCAAATAAAGTTTTAAGTTCAATAAATAGATTGTTTGCTAGTGAATTTCAAAGAGATATTTCAAAATTAAGATTAAATTTAGAAATAGTTGGTGGAACTAATACTGATCTTGAAAATATTAAAAATTTTGTAGATTCTATACCTGAGGAAGGAATTAATTTAGTAAATATTGATTTATTTCAAAGTCAATTACAAGGTACAAGTAATCAACTTAAGAATGTAGCAAGTGAAATACAAAAACAAAGACCTTTTGGATTAACTGACAAAGAAATTAAAAATTTTGAAGCAGCACAAGATTCAATATTGAAAAAAATACAAAAATTAGAAGCTGTTAGAAAAAGAATAAGTACAGAAAATAAAAAAAGTAAAAAATTAACAAACGAAATATCTGAAAAAACAAAAGAAACAACTCTTGCATTTGAAAAAATGATTACACCTACAAATCTTTTGAATCAAAATCTTGGTCAAACAAATCTTTTTGTTGATTCTATAGATAGTAAAACTTTGAAATTATCTGAAAGTTTTGTAAACATCACAAGTGAAGCAGATCAATTAAAACAAAAGTTCATGGAGATTGGTCAAGCTGTAGAGCAAGGAATTGTCTCTAACCTTACTGATGCTGTGATGGGAACACAGACACTTGCACAGGCAGCAATAAATGTATTAAATCAACTAAAAAGAAAACTTGTAGAGGTAGCATTACAAAGGGCTGTTTCTGGAATAGGAAACAGAGTTGGAGGATTTTTAGGTGGTTTGTTTGGTGGAAGAAGAAGCGGAGGCGGTGGCAGTCTTGTTGGAAATGTTGCATCTAGCTTTTTAGGTGGTGTTGCTAATCCATTCAGGGCAAATGGTGGCCCTGTTTCTGCTGGTGGTTCTTTTATTGTTGGAGAGAAAGGCCCTGAAATATTTACACCTAGAACATCTGGAATGATTACTGCAAATGATAAAATAGGCGGCACTCAAAATAACTTTGTTACAGTAAATGTTGAAGCTGGCGGCACTACAACATCTGGAAATGATGTTGACCTAAATAAATTAGGGGAGATAATAGGTGTAGTTGTTCAAGCTCAATTAGTAAAAGAACGACAAGCTGGCGGCATTTTAGCAAGGTAACATGGCAACTTTTCCTTCAATACAACCTACTTATGGGATGAAAAAAGCAAGTGTTCCAAAAATAAGAACAACTGCTTTAGGTGATGGTTATGAGTTTAGGGCTTTATTTGGCCTTCCATTAACTCAAGACCCTAAGTTATATGATTTAGTTTTCAACGTCTCAGAGGAGGAATCAGACGTAATTGAGGCATTTTTACGAAGTCGTGTTAATGATCAGGCGAGTTTTGATTTCACACCTCCAGCCGAAGGCTTTACAAAAACAGGTACATACTCCCAAAGTGGCACCACATCTACAATCAGCATCACAAATCATGGCCTTGCAATCGGTGATGTTGTAAGTATTGACTACACATCTGGATCTGCAACTGATGGTTCTTTCGCAATAGCAACAGCAGTTGATCAAAATACTTTTACAGTAACAGCGTTAAACAGTGCAACAAATAGCGGGAATGTTTCAGTCACTTTGTCTGGTGCTGGTAAGTTTGTCTGCCAAGCATGGTCAAAAACAATTCCATATAATAACAGGGCTGTAATTAGTTGTACATTTAGGGAGGTTTTTGAACCCTAATGGCTATACCTACAGCAGAACTTCAAGCATTAACCAACAAGTCAATAATTGAACTTTTTACATTGACTTTAGATTCTGCATTACATGGCGCAACTACTGTTTCAAGATTTCATTCTGGTGTTGCTTTAAATAGTAATGCTTCAATAATTTGGCAGGGAAATACTTATGATAAATTTCCATTAATCGCAACTGGTTTTGAATATTCTGGTCGTGGAAGATTACCTAGACCTACTTTTACTGTCTCAAATATTTTAGGTACCATTACCAGTCTCATGGCATCGGTAAATGTTACGACACCTTTTAATGATCTTCAAGGTGCAAAAATTATTAGAATCAGAACATTAGCTCAGTTTTTAGATGCTGCAAACTTTCCGTCTAGTAAAAACCCTTACGGAACACCAGACAGCACAGCAGAGTTACCGCAAGAAATATATTTTATAAATAGAAAAACATTAGAAAATAGAAACGTTGTGCAATTTGAATTAGTTTCTGCTCTTGATCTTCAAGGTGTTCGCGCACCAAAACGTCAAGTAACAAAAAAAGATTTCCCTGCTGTTGGTAGCTTTATAAACGCATGACTTGGAAAGATCAAGCTATAAAACACGCTGAAGAATGTATGCCAAAGGAATCTTGTGGGTTGTTAGCAATTATTAAAGGAGAAAAAACTTACTGGCCTTGTAAAAATATTGCTGAGTCTGGATTTGAATATTTTGTGATTGATCCTGATGATTGGGCTGAGTGTGAAGATACAGGAGAAATTATTGGAGTGGTACATTCACATCCTAAAGACCCTGCAATTCCTTCAGATAATGATAGAGCGAGTTGTGAGCATTTAGATCTACCTTGGTATATATACAGCCCATTAACAAAAGATTGGGCTTCGTTTGAACCATCAGGCTGGAAACCACCCAGTTTGTTAGGAAGAACATTTGTTTTTGGTGTATATGATTGTTGGTCTTTAATTACTGATTGGTATAAAAAAAATAAAAATGTTAATATTCCATACACACAAAGACCAAAAACTTTAAAACAATTTATGAAAAATCCATTGTTTGAAGAAACTTTACCTTCTTTAGGGTTTAAAGAAATTAATAAAGATAATATAGAAAAAGGTGATGTTTTACTGATGAAGTCATCAAGAAATGTTTTAGGTCACGCTGCTTTGTATATAGGAGACCAAACAATTTTGCATCATTCTATTGGTAAATTAAGTTGCAGAGAACAATTTGATTTACACTTTCAAAATGCAACTAAAAAGGTTTATAGATATGCAAATTAAAAAAATACGAGTATATGGTAAGCTTAGAAAATTTTTAGGATCTTCATATTTTGAAGCTGCTGTATCAAGTCCATCAGAGGCAGTAAGATTTTTACTTTGTAATTTTCCACAAGTTGAAGAACACATGTGCAAGCAATATTACAAAATTAAAATGAATAATTTTGATGTTTCATTAGATTTTTTATCAATGAAAGGTAAAGGAGATATACAAATTATTCCTATTGCAACTGGTTCTGGTTTTGTAGCTGCTGCTGTAGGAGGTTTATTTAGTGCTGGTGCTGCTGTTGTTTCAACTGCTGCCAGTGCTGTAACTGCTGTCGCTGGAACAGCTATTTCTACTGCTGCAACTGTAGGGGGTGCTGTAGTTGGAACTGCTGCTTCTGTAGCAAGTGCGGCTGCTGGTGCTGTGGTTTCTGGTGCTGGTGCTGTCGCTGGTGCTGTTGGAAGTTCTGGTATTTTAGGAAGCATTGCAACTGCTGTTGTGACTGATGTTGCTATAAGTGGTGTTACCTCTTTGATTGCACCAACACCTGAAATAGCTCCACCTGTGGAGATAGTTGATCCTATTCCACAAAATGATGCAGTCTTACCAGATCAAAGAGCGCAAAATTCTTTTGGTTTTTCTGCGATAACAAATATCTCAAGGGCGGGGGTAAGTGTTCCTATAATATATGGAGAAGTTTTTACAGGATCTATTGTTATTAGTGCTGGAATTGATACTGTTCAAATAGAGGGAACTGCTGCATGAGTTTAATAGGTATTCCATCGGATTTAACAGATCCAAATATTCCTAGTAATGTACTTGCTTCAAAGCAGTTTCAAACATTATTAGAACTACTTGGTGAAGGAGAAATTGAAGGTTTCCCAAGTGCTACAGGAAGTAAAGGCTCAACTGAATACAACACAAGTAGTCTCAAGGATGTATTTCTTAACGGAACTCAGGTTTTACAGCAAGCTGCTGGCACTAACCCAACTGATGAAGATTTTAATTTTCAAAATGTTTCTTTTGAACCAAGATTCGGAACGTCAGATCAAACAGCCATTCAAGCGATTACAGAATTAGAGACTGAGTTTAATGTCAGTCAAACTGTCACCACAAGTTCACCTGTTTCTGTAAGTATTACAAACACTTCTGTTAATGCAGTAAGAGTTACAATCGCATTTACTGAATTGCAAGAATTTTTAATTGATGGCGATATTGACGGAGCAGAAGTTACTTTAAATATTCAAACAATTGAGAATGATGGTACAACACAAACTGTGATTACTGACACTGTAAAAGGCAGAACAGCAAGCACATATTTCAGGGATTATAAAATTAACTTGCCATCTGGCACAAGTTTTCCTGTCACAATAAGAGTTAACAGAGTAACAGCAGACAGTACAGAGAACACTCTTAGAAATACTTTTATTTTTACAAACTACACAGAGATCATTAATGCACAATTAGCTTATCCGAACTCTGCTCACGTTGCATTAAGGTTTGATGCCAAAACGTTTCCCACAACGCCAAAAAGGTCATTCCGAGTAAGAGGAACAAAAATCAAAATACCCCATAATGGTACTGTCAGATCAGATGGTTCTATAAGTTATAGCGGTACATTTAATGGAACCTTTAAATCAGATAAAGAATGGAGTTCTGACCCAGCTTGGATTTTATTCGATTTGTTAACAACTTCTAAAGGATTTGGCGATCAGGTAGACACATCAAACATCGATGTTTTTAGCTTTTTCTCTGCTAGTCAATATGCAAGCGAACTTGTAGATGATATGACAGGAACAGGAAATTTACAGCCACGTTTCTCTTGTAATGTGGTAATTCAAAATCAGAAACAGGCTTACAACTTAATAAATGAGCTTTGTAGTTGTATGAGAGTTATGCCATTTTATTCTGCTGGAACTATAGCTCTTGGGCAAGATAGACCAACTGATCCAAGTTATTTATTCAATCTATCGAATGTGACTGAAGCTGGTTTTACCTATACAAATTCTTCACTTAGGACAAAACATACAGTGATTAATGTGGCCTACTTTGACATGGAAACAAGAACTATTGAATATGAAACTGTTGAAGATACAGCACTACAAGCAAAGTTTGGAATTGTTGTTAAAAATTTAAAAGCTATAGCGGTTACTTCAAGAGGTCAGGCAGCAAGATTAGGTAAATGGTTTTTATACACACAAAACAATGAAGGCGAGGTTGTCAATTTTACAACTACACTTGAAGCTGGTGTCTTGGTACGTCCTTCACAAATAATTCAAATAGCAGATCCTTTGAGGGCTGGAGTTCGTAGAGGTGGCAGAATCAAAACAGGAGTATCAACAACTCAAATCGTAGTTGATGATGAAAATAATACAGATTTAACAACAAGTAATTCTGCTACTTTATCTGTAATTTTATCAGATGGAACATTAGAGCAAAGATCAATAAGTTCTATCTCTGGAACAACTATTACTGTCTCTTCTGCATTTAGCTCTGTCCCACAAGCAAATTCAGTATGGGTGATAGAAAATACTTCAGTACAATTACAAACTTTCAGGGTAATAGGTGTAACAGAAGTTGATGGATTAGCTTATCAAGTCACTGCTGTCGCATTTAATTCAACTAAATATGATTTTGTCGAAGATGGTTCAACTTTAGCGACAAGAACTATAACTACTTTGACACAAATAAAACCATCACCAAGCGGCTTGCAAGGATCGGAACAAATTGTTGTTTTAAATAATCGGGCTGTGAGTAAATTATTTATTCAATGGGAACCTGTACAAGGTGTAACGGAATATATGGTTCAATATAGATTCAAAAATGAAAACCTTATAAGTGAACGTGTAACAAGACCAGATTTTACAATATTTGAAACTTTAAATGGTACTTATGAAGTAAGAGTTTTTAGTTATAACGCTTTAGGTAAAC